ATTTATAGGCATTATCTTAAAATCAGCTAACTGTTCTGTCTCATGAAAGTTTATGTAATCACCTATAATTTTTCCGTATGATGTGTTTGCTTGATCTATATCTGTTTCCCACTTAAATGTATTCATGTCCCCATTTGTTTCTATAGTAAAGTTTTGATATGTTTTATGTATCCATCCTACTTTTACTGTTGATATAATACCAGGGCACCTACCGGTGTGAGCTTTCCAGTTTTTATGTTTCTTTAAATGTTTTAGCATATTTGCTATCCATTTAAAGTCTGTGACTTTAACCTTTTCTATTGGATATTTTGATAATATTTTTTTATCAAAACATTTAAACTTTACTCTATCCATTTTAATTTATAATCAGCTATGTTGAAAGCTAGTGTTATTCTATCTTCTTTTTTATTTAAGTGTTTAGTTACTCTGTGTCTTAAAAAAGAAGGGAACAATAATAAGTCACCTTCTTTTGGATTTACCATCCAGGTAGCTGAATTAATTGGTGTTAACTTTTCGTAATAGTTGTGTACATAATAAGAACCAATCGCTTGTTCCGGATGAACAAACTCTATACCACCACTATTTTCTGGAACCTTAACATAATAAACTCCAGATATTACTGAGAAAGGATGACAGTGAATTATATTACTATCTTTATATTTATTAACATTAGCCCACATATTGGTGATGCCATATTTTTTATCGTTGTTTAATGATGTTTCCACAATGTATCTTTGAGAGTTAAAAATTATCTCCTTACAAAGTGGACCAAATATTTTCATATCATCCATAAAAGGTATATTATTACTTTGCCAACCACCTTCATTACTTATCTCTCTACCTTTACTTTTTTTAGCTAATCCTTGAATGTATATTTTTAAAGGTGTGTTCTTTATTTTAAGATTCTCTATAAGTAAAGGGCATGCAAATAAACTATGTATCATTTTCTTTTTTTATCTTTCAACTTTAGAATTTCTAATTCACAATAATGAATGATCTTCTGTAAGTCTTCTACCTTATTTTTAAACAAATATCTACACACATATTTCACAACACAGCCTTGGAAAAACGAAAGATTATTTTTTGAAATAAATTCGTACGGCTGAATGTGAAAATGTTTAT